ACCGACCCCGGTTGAGGCCTTTTGTAACCTCGGGAGGGGTAGGCCTAGGGTCTACCAGCTCCGTGGCTTCTGGGGGGCTTTTGGAGGGGTTGCCGAGGCCTCCCCGGGCTGACCCTCCCCGGGGAAAGCGTATTCCCAGCGGATCTCCCCTTTGGCTCGGGCGTGTCGGATAGAGATCTCCCCGGCGAAGTCCCCGGAGACGTCCTTGAGTCCGGCGCGCCCACGACGCTTGGTCAGGCCGAACTTGAAAATCGGCTCATCCCCTTGTTGCCGGACAAGCACCGCCACCTCTCGGAAGTAATTGACGAACTCGGAACTGCCAGCTCCCGAATAGGCGAGGTCGGCGATGGTCTGACCCTCCTTGTCTTTCGCGGCGCGTGGCTTGGTGGTGTGGTGCATGGCGATCAGGACGGCGCCCGTCTCGACGAGGATGCGGTTGAGATCGTGGCGGAGAAACCGGGACGCCTGTTCTTGGTCGGCGATGTCGATCCCGGCGAAGGACAGGAGAGGATCGACGAAGATGAGGTCGGCTCGGTGCGTGGTGATTAGATCCCGGAGCATCCCGGGGAAAGCTTCCCCTACGGAGTTGGCGTCGCGGAAGATCGCGAGGTTGTCATCGAGGGTCACGCGCTCGTCCGGCCAGAGTTGCGCGCCAGCTACGACATCTTGGTAGGCCTCGGCGACATCCCCGAAGTCATTCTCGGCTTGGACGATGACGATACGGAGGGGACGCTTGGCCTTGATCCCGAAGAAGTCCTTACGACCTCCGACTGCCCAATGGACGGCGGCTTGCATCATCAGGGATGACTTCCCTACCCCGGCTTGGGAGACGATCAGGGCTGAGCCACCCTTACAGAGCCAGCGGTTGCCTAGGACGGTGTTAGGGTCGTTGGTGCGGTCGAAGGCGAGGAGAGCGTCCGCTTCCATCTTGGCTGGCGCGCCGGACTTAGCTCCCCGGCCTTGCGCGGCCTTGAGAGATCCTTCCGTGAAGGCCAAGAGGGTGTCCGGGTCGGTCGCCGGATCTGCGGCCAGCTCGGCGGTCTTCTTGGCGACGGAGGCGATGAGCCGGAGCGCGGACTGCTTCTGAAGCTCCGAAGCCCAAGCCGGGTTGAAGGGAGAAAAGCCGACCGTGGAAGTCAGCTCGGAAATGTAGAACGCCTCGACGGTGGACTTACGCTCTCGCAAGCGCATGGTGACCGTAAGCTCGTCTGCGGAGATCCCCTCGTCTGCTAGGGTGAGGATCGCGGAGGCGACGTCTTGGTGCTTCGGTTCAAGGAAGTCCGAAGGGATCAGGCCGGGAGGGAAGGGGAGAGAGTCTCTCAACAGCACACCGAGCAAGTGGCGCTCGATGTCTGTCTGGTTGTGGTTGGGCATGGATTTGTGGGGAGAGTGGGGGCCGAGACAAACTAAGTTCGGCGTCGGTGTCTAATCTTATCTGGTGGGCCGAAGTGTTCTAGCACACGGAGCCGTCCGTTCGTGATGACCCGGAAGCGGCGCGTGATAAGGATCCCGGACTTCAGGGCGCGCTCGATGTAGATGGCGGCTTGGCTGTTGGTCATCTTCCAACGCTTGGCCCAATCGTCCCGCTTGAGGAAGCCCGGGTCAGGCTTGACGGCGGACTTGTTGATCTCGGCGATGACGGCGGAGAGAATAGGGTCAGCCTTGCGGCGGTATGCCATGCGGGGAGCTTTCATCGGCGTAAACCTTTTGGCGGAGTCCACACGGTCAGGTCGGATTGCCAGAGCCAACGGTCACCGATGCGGTGGATGATCCAAGCTTTCCAATCGGATCCTTGGAACCACCCGGCGATGAAACCGTTATTCCAGCGCGCCGTCCCCAAATAGTTTGCGGCGTAGTCCATGTCGTCGATCCGGCAAAGGCATGGAGACATGTAGGCGGCGCCACCGTTGTGCTTGGGTAGGTTCACCTGATGCCCGGTATGGCCGTGACCGCACATGAACAGCCCGCCTTCCGTAGCGTAGTGCATGCCTAGCTTGGTCAGGTTAGTTCCGATGCCGTGGTGCGCGGAGATTGGCCCGATACGGAGAAGACCACGCTTGCCGTGGTACGGGAGGATCTTCTTGACCCCGGCCTTGCGAGCTTCCCGGTCGATCTTAGCCTCGAGGTCAGAGCAGTAATCGCGAACTACAGCGGACGGATGCAATTGAGCCAAAGCTGACAACCTGTATTCGTGGTTTCCCTTGAGCAAATATGTAGGTCGGAAACGCCGGAGGAAATCGACCCCGGCCTCGACGTCTTCCTTCAGGGACTCCGCTCCCTCGGTGTCGGACGTAGCTCCCTTGCGGAGAGATCTCATATCGAAGTGGTCACCTCCGGCGATGCGGATGTCCGGCTTGAAGTCCTTACAGTACGCGTAAAGAGCTTGTAAGCTTTCTTCGTCCGCCATGTCGCCGTGGCTGTCGGAGGCGAAGACGAACTTGATTGGTTTGTCGCTCATAAGGTCAGGGATGTAGTTCTTCCGGCTGGAAGAGGTTGTAAGTCTTGGACGGCCCGGGAGGGAGCGGGTAAGCGGAGCGCGCCGGGAAGGGAAGCCCGTATGCGAGGATCTCCTCGGTGGTCATGCCCATCATCTCGGCGGTGTCTTTCAGGCCTAGGCCTAAGCGGAAAGCTTCCTTCACTTGGACTGCCGGGTCGTAGGGGATTGTCTGGCCTCGGTCGGTTCCGTTCTTTCCGAACCCGGCGTCGTGGCGCGCGCATGAGATCAGGAACATCGCGCGAGCCATACTGATGCCTAGGATCTCACATCGCTCTTTGAGGTCGAGTGGTCTTTTACCTGAATTGTCGCAGACCATCTCAAAGTCCAAGTTGTCTGGCAAGCGATTTGCCTTCGGAGACGATGGCTGGCTTGCTGTCCGGCTTGAAGCCGTAGCTGACATGGATCGGAGTGTTGCGGATGATCTCCCCGATCGACTTTCCTTCTTCCTCGTTGGATGCGTGGACGTCGGTCGTGCCGATCTGGACGGTGACGATATTCCAACCGAGATCCCCTAGGATGTATTTGACGATGGTGAGTTCGTTCATGTACCGCCAATCGGAACAGACGACCGTGATGTCTCCCTCCGGGAAAGCGGAGGCCTCGCGATTGCATTGGCGCGTGAAGGCGAGGGCGAATACGTCCCGGTCGAGGGAGCGCGCGAACATCCCGGCGGCGACGAGGAAGTCCCGGTGCTTTACCTTGAAGGCCTCGTTGCGGAACGTGCGTGAGGATCCGCTACCGCCTAGGTCGAGGACTTGCATGTAGCAGTCGCATGCCTGTTTCAGCATGTCGGCGAAATTAAGGCGGACGACAGGCTTGGTCGCGCCAAGCTGGATGCCTTCCGCGAGGGTGTCCTTCCCGGCGCGAGCGTAACCTGTGATGAGGATGACTGTTTTCACGACGGGAAGGATCTCTGGATGATTAGAACGGAACCTGTTCGTCGGAGCCGGAGGAGAAGGACTCGGGGATGTCGCCCGTGGCGTCCTGCTGACCCGGCGCGCCGAACGGCGTGATCTTCTTGAGCTTGTAGTTGTATTGCATCTTGCCGTTCCACTCCTTGTCCGGGGTGGCCTCGATCTCGATAGTGGCCTTGCGACCGAAGGCCGGGGAGACGAAGCGGATCAGGTTATCGACGGTCATCGAGGTGGGCGGTTCCGGGGTGAAGCTCCCGGTCATCTTGCCGACGAGCATGGCGAGGCCTTTGCCGAACTCGACGGAGTAGTTCTTGGTCATGCAGTTGCCGTCCCCGTCCACGAAGAACAGGCGGCAGGAGGCGAAGCCCTTCTTGTTGACCTTGAAGCGTTCCAGCATCTTCTCGTCCTTGGGCTTGGTGAGCTTGAGGAGATAGGTGCCGGACTTCTCGATGTTCTTGAGGGGAGGGAGTTCGTTGTTGGGAGGGTTCATTATGGTTTCTGGTTGGTGGGAGATTGGTATGGTGAACGGGCCGAGGGTCGCCATCAAGCGAATTGTATCGGGGTGGAGATCTTAGTGGGCGCGCCGACGTCGAGGATCTTGATCTCGGAGCCGTAACCCGGCCACTCGTCCAAGGCGGTACAGGACTTGTAGGCCTTCAGTCCGGCCTCGAAATCCATGGAGGCGTAGGTCATCAGCTCCGGGCCAAGCTCGTAGACGGCGAACTCATACGGGGCGTTCTTCTCGACGGCGATGAAGCGGAAACCTTTGAGTCGTTCGCCGAAGGCGGCTTCGTAGGCGAGGCGGTAGAAGTGCGCCTGAAGGTTGTAGCGGTAGGATCTCACGCTCTGGAGGAAACCCTTGGGGCTGGCGTCCTCGGTCGTCTTGAGGTCGTAGAGATAGCCGTCATCACCTACGGCGTCGATAGCGGACTTGAGGGTCGTACCGCAATAGTCCACGGAGAACATGAACTCGGTCTTGGTGAACTTGACCCCGATGGAGTCGCGCGCGCGCTGGGCGGCGTCTGCTACGAGGTGGCCCATCTGCCACTCCTCGGAGGTGATGAGGATCTTCCCGGCGGAGGCGAGGGTGAAGGCCTCATAAGCCGCCTTGCCTTCCTTGGTGCGCCTGTCGATGCCTTCCGGGATCGCGGCGAACTTCTCGCCGACCGGGGTAGACTCCAGCGCGAGGTGGTGGACGAAGGAGCCGACCTTCAGCGCCTTGCTCTCGGTGCGCTCGGCGGTAAGCGAGGCCTTGTAGTGGGCCGGGGACTTCAACAGCTCTTTCATTCCAGAGCAGTTGATGGCTTTCGTGGCGTCGTATTCGGCGCGCGTGTTGATGATGTTGGGCATGGTTTTGTTTTTGGGTTGGTGGGAAATTATTGGTCGATCCGGGCGAAGATGGCAGGACGGTTGTTCCAGCACTTGGTCTTGACCTTACCGTAGCCGAGATCTTTGAGCTTGCGGTTGAAAAGTCTGGAAATCTCTGACTGATCGATGACCTTGTCTCCGTCCTTGTATTTGACGAAGTGACCTAGCGACCGGGTGTTGAAAGCGTTGGCGATGATGAAGTAGCGGGGTGAAAGCTTGGAGCAGATGTCTTGGATGTGTTCCAGCGGCCTTTCGATGTGTTCAAAATATTCGGAGGCGAACAGGACGTCTACGCCTCCCGGGATCTTCTTGATGCCGTTGACCAGAGTAAAGCCGTATCGGTCGGACATGCGCCGACAGAACTCCCATTGCTTGGTGTTCTCGAGGTTGGTCGCGTAGACGCGCGCGCCGGGGAAAGCTTGCGTGAAGGCGGCGCTGATCAGGCCGACACCGCAACCAAGATCCACGACGGAGTTGACCTGACCGAAGACAGACCTGACGGAGTTGACCCCGTCCAGCGACTTGGGCTTCAGGATCTCCCGGACGTACTTCCGGCTGAACTTGACGAAGCACACCCAAAGATCGGTGAAGTAATAGTCTTGGTCATAGACGGAGTAATCGACCTGACCCCGGGCGAGCGCGCCGTACCACTTGTCCTCCGCGTCTTGGACGTGGATGAGTGTTTGCTCATGTCCTCCCGGGGCGTCAAAGGCCTTGAGGGTCTGCCGGATCTGAGTCCTTGCCTTGTCCTTGTCAATGGGCTGAGTCAGGGCATACTCTGAGAGGAAGCTTTCAAGGAGCGTGTTCAGCTTCTCGTTGAGGATGTCGTGCTTCATAGATCTTCGTCTTCGGTGTTGTCCTGCGACAAGTTCTCAGCGGCGTGGTCGGCGGCGTCAAGAGCAGAGGCGATCGCCTTCTCGCATTGGGAGAGGGTGTTCCGCATGACCTTGATCGAACTGTTGATCCGCTTGAGTCGGTCGTAGATCGGTTTGAGATCCTCGACCCGGGTGATCGTCTCGTTGGAGAGCCGGAGGTGTTCGCGCTGGGCGGCGTGGATGTCGTCGAGGAGGTGGCGCGCGTCGTCTCCGACGATCTCGGTGTCGCAGTAATATTCAAGCGAGCCAAGTTGCTCGTCGATATTCTTGATGTATCTGGCTAGGCTTTCTCGGTTAGTCATGGGCGTATTGTTAGAAGCGGACTTCGTTGATGTAAAGCTCTGTCTTGACGAAGAAGCGTACGTTGACGGGAGGCCGGAGCGAGGCGATGTTGTCCCGCTTCCAGATGGCGAGAGCTTCGGTGAACTCGGCCATGCGCTTGGCCTTGACCTCCACATACGGGATGCTGTCGAGGAAGATGAACAGGGCGTACGGCTCCGGGGTCATGGCGTTGAGCTTGAAGATCCCCAGCGGGGTCGGCCTAGGCTTGGCGATCTTCTTCATACGGCGTTAGGATTGAAGCGGCAGAAGTGTTGTCCGTGCTTGGCCCAGAACTCGACATTAT